CTAGCACTTTCAACAAGTGTTCTTATTTCTGCTGCGGTCTGGTCTGCTGTAGCTGAAGCTTCTATTGCATTTAACTTGGAATGATCTGCGTCAGTAAAGACATTACTATCACTTGCACTCTCTACTAATGTTCTAATTTCTGCTGCTGTTTGATCTCCTGTGGCTCCTTCTTCAATACCACTTAACTTATCAATAATCTCTTGTTGAGCGAATAATACTTGGTCACTATTAGCATCAAGGTCTGCTTCTGTAAGAACGGAACCATCTGCAAAATCTACTTTCTTAGCACTAATATTTGTATCTCTTTGAAACTTTATAGCAACACCATTAGCAGGTTCATTACCAGAAGTAAATGTGATTTGGGTTGCACTTGTAAATGTGTAGTGTGTAGTAATAGTTTTTAAAACACCACCTACAGTTACATCAACTTCTGCTTCTGAAAGATATGAGAAGGATATATTAAAAGGACCAGCAGTACCATTGCCAGTATGATTCGTAAAAGATGCTGCGGTGTTAGTTGCCATGATTAATTAAGTTGATTGAAACCTTCTAAGATGTCATTGTTAGCTTCTTGCCTTATGGCAGATTGCAACTGTTTATATTCTAGTTCACGTTCTGGATTTTTACTTAACCAAACTTTTTTACCAGCCCTTTTGTATTTATTTACAATATCTCTTAATATATCTTCGGCTAAATCTCTATTAGCTTCTTGTGCTTTGACTTCTATATCCATATTATTTTGTTCTATTAATTCACCTCTTACACTTTTCATTAGTGCTTGAAAATCTTTTTGTTGAATCCTATTATGCAAAGCTTTTACCATAGTTATACCATTAATTTTTACAAAAGCAGTTTCTTCAATTAAGTCAAGATGTTCGTCATAAGTTAGTTCTATCCCACTTCCTATTGGTTGGCCACTAGGTAATCTTCCAAGATTTAATTCATCTGAAGGTTGTGTTATTCTTGCACCAATTTCATCAAGGGTTGTAAGAACAGTATTGTTAACACTATTTGTTTCTTTTATAGGATTAAGAATACTCATAGTATCAGGACCATACCCTACAGGATATTCAATAACAGAACCTGTTATAAAGTTTCTCATTGGTCTTAAACCACCACCATAAGCAGGTATTGTTGCTGCTAATTCATTATGAAACTTTCTAAGAACTACCATTCCATCATCACCTGCCCTTACTTTTTTATCTAAAATCCTTTGATCTGCTGGTATTTGACCATAGCTAGTTGTCAAACCACTTCTTTTTACTGATCTTCCAAAAGCACTAATAGGATTAACAGTAGCTGCTGCCCTTCTAGCAAGCCAACTTTCTAACTTATAAGGCTTACCTAATAAATCAGCAAGTTCAGTAATACCTTGTAAATAAGTTTTGTTTGTAATATTACGACCTAATGCAACAGCAGCAGCAACACCAAAATCATCACGATCTTGTCTACTAAGACTACCTGTAATAGCTGCTGCATCAGCAGCCATCATAAGAAAAGAAGACCAAGGGTCTAATCTTCTAAAACTTACATATTTATATCTAGGTTTACCATCTTTACCCATGCGTACATTACCATTTTCATCTCTTAAAAGAAATCTAAAACTGTAAGGCTGCCAACCTGTAGCACGTTTTTGATTAAGCATATTGTAATCAGAAGGTCCACCACCAGTTATTGCTAACTCAGACATGGGATTATTAATTGATAAAGCTGTAAGACCTGCTATAGACCATATAGAACCACCAAGTATCATTTCACCTTTTGCTTTTGCTGCTACAGATGGATTTGTGCTTTTAAGTGCTTGTCTATATTCTTGTAGCAACATATTCACAGCAGGGGTTCTTCTAACTTGTGCTTTAAATATATTAATTGGTGTTCTTACAAATGGAAAAACTATTCTACCTACTGGGTGTCTTGCTATTCCTTGTATTGCACCACCTAAACTACCTTCTGGTAAATCAGCAGTAAATGTAGTCTCAGCAGCATATTGTTGTGCTTTTTCATATAAATCTAAAACAGACCTGTCTTTAACATTTGCCATGCTGTTCTTGTTTACAATTTCAATAGTGCCATCAAATTGTCTTTGTATATGATTTTCTAAATCAGCACCCTGCAAACCTTTTCTCATGCCATCTTCCCAAGCACTAGCTTTTACATAAGCTCTAAAATTTAATTGTTTAAAAAATTCATCTTCTGCAAGTAAGAAGCGACTAGGTAATCGAACAACAGTTCCATAAGTATTAATAATATTTGCTAAAAGGCCATCACCTTCCATTCTTATTTGAAAACGATCAGCTTCTTGAATCATTGCACTAGGGTTTACAATATTATCTTCAATTTGAAAGGATAGCTTTGCAGCTTTTAAAGAGTCAGTAATAGATGACATTAAATAATAAAGTTCTTTACCACCTCTAATAGCACCTGTCATATCACCTTGAGCAAAAGAACCAAGTGTTTGTTCTAATGGTCTAGCTAAAGTATTTAAAGAAGTAGATAGAATGTTTACAGCGTGTGTTTCTGGTCCAGATAATATTGAGTTTATAAATATTTCATTTTGTACTTTAATTCCCCTCATTATTTTGCTTTCACTAGCCATCTTCTGTAAGGCTTGAGGATTACCTTGTGCAGCTTGTAGTTTTTTTGTAATTAGTCTTAATTTTTTTAATGATGCTTTATCACCTTGTTCAGCAGCATTTAGTATTTCTTCTAATGAAAATTCAGCTAATGGGTCTGTAGGTTCTTTAACTGTTCCTCTAATATCAGTAGCTTGATCTATTGCTTTCTCTGTTGGTGTTCTACCTTTTAAATCTTCTACTGTAGCTGCTACTTGACCTACTCCACCACCTGCCCTGTTAGCAGCTAATGTTTGTGCAGGTACTGTTTTAAGTGGTTTGTTAAGAGTAATAAGACCATCTAATACTTTTGCTTCAGTAACAAATTGTCCTTTTAATTCTTGAAACCCTGCTTTGTTTCCAGCAGCCAAACTTTCGTCCATTGATTTTGCTAATGAAGCTAGATTAATAGCGTTTTTATTCATTAGTTGATTCATTGCAATCAATGTTGCAGGTAAGTCTTCTTCTCCCCCTCTGCCATATCTAGCATTAAATAATCTTGCAGATTCAATAACTTCTGCTGGTAATAGATCGTTTGCACTTTTGACCATATCAGCAAAAGTTCTTTTGTAAGGCCAAGCATTATTAGCATCTAATCTTTTTAATTCGTCTGCTCTTTTTAAAACAAGTTCTTGTACGTTAGGATCACCACCACCTGTAAATTTAGGATTAAATGTAGTTTGTACTTTTGGATCTGCTAAAGCGTCAAGATCTACTTTATTAATATCAATTTGATTTGCAGGGTCAAAATATATTTTTACTTGATGCAACCTTTTGCCTTTACCTGCTTTCTTTCCTCCTTGATGAGTAAAACCACCAAACCCTTTTTCTTTAAAATACTCTTGAAAATTACCAAATATATCGTCAATTACTGTATTAGAACTTACACCTCTTGCATTTGAATAAGCTCTTATCTCATCAAATAATTGAGATAATGTGTAGTTATCACCTAAATCATTAATGGCTTCTGAAACAATATTTTCAAAAGGACTATCATCAAAGTTATTTACAAAAGTTTTTAAATCTGCATCAACAGATTGATCTAAGTCATAAAAATTTATAGGTTGTTTTTCTGTTACTTCATAGGTTATTGGTTTAAAGTCTGGTGTTCTAGGAGGGTTGTCTGCTAACTCATCTAAACGATCTGCTATTTTATTAAAGTTTTCGGCAATAGTTCTACCTCCATCAGAAAACGGATTATCTATTGGAAATTGCCTTGCTTGATTAGCTAAATCTCTTAAACGATCAGACGAAGGAACTTTAATACCTGATGTTGTTAGTTGATTTAATTCTTCATCTGTAATATTTAATTTTTTTAAATCCTTTTGTATTCCAAAAGGTAAGTCTCTTTCTTGTTTTATTCCTTTAGCAATAGGTATTTCAGGTTTTAAAATTTGTTTTTTACCTTTCTTTTGGTATTTAGTACCAGTAATTAAATCATCTGTTGTATAAAATCCATTACCATAAATGTTTTGTGATGATGCTGCTTCTCCACCTTCAAAAAGTGTTATTTCCTGTGAACTACCATGATAAAATTTCCCTTGACCTCTAGTATCGGGTAAATCAAATTTTACTGGTGTTGTATTTTTAGGTGTTACCTTAGTAGGTTGTTTATCAATACTAAGATCAATTATTTCATCACCAAGATTATCAACAACATTATCTGTCATTAATATTTCATCTCTTCTTGATAATCTATTGATTACTCTTTCATATAACTCAGGTGTTTTTTTCATTGCTTTTACACCTAAACCTAAAGCAGTAAGAGCTTCACCTGCTAATAATCCACCACTTGCCTGTCTAAAACGTGCTTCAGCTACACTTATTTCTTCTGGTGTTTTTGCTTTTAAAAGTTCACTTATTGGAGTTGCAAGTCTTGGGTGCTTGTCAATCATATTGAACAAGTTTTCTTCATAAGGGTCTTGCACAACAGCATCAGTAACAAAACCTGCAACAGCGTTTCTAGTCCAAGCATTACCCATTCCTACTAGCTTTGTACCTTTCAATCCTTTACTAATAACACCAGCAGGTAGCAAA